TAAACGGTGTCAACTCGCCAAGTGTCTGAATCTTCTTTCCAACCACCTTCGGGGCCAAAAGTTGTTTGCAACTTTAACCAGCGTGGATGGGAGAGTCTCTGCTTGATGGCGTACACGAATTCACGTGCCTTGACCAGCGTTTTAGAAACCACGATAATGCGGATATTTGGATTGAGAGCGATACGGTATGTGGAGTAGTTTACGGTAACTACCGTACTCTTGGCGTGCTCAGGTGGCACGTTAACCAATAGACGGGCTGGGTCACCCTTTTCGTAAACCATACTAGGGTGTAGCCATGAAGGCTCTCTATCCTCTAGTAAGTCAATCCAATCTTGATGGTGTGGAAATAATCTTTGATTTAAGAATATCTCAGAAAACTGGGGGAAATCTATTTCCTCTTTTGGGATACCTAGGGCTGCTAAAGAAGCATCCTTTGCGGTGGCTTTAGCCTCTGTCAGGTCGGCTGCAAATTTTTTGTCCCTGAGCATCCAGATTCTGACGGTGTCTGGTTTCTTGCCACACATCTCCATAGCCTTATGGACAGAGTGGCCTTCGGCCACCAAGGCTAGAACTTTAGCCTTTGCTCCTGCCATAGCAAGAGATTTGGGGTTAGTACCCCCCTTTTCAAAACTCATAGTCCTGTCCCGTTTTCATTAGTTGTAACAGTCATTCAGTACATTCTGTAACGCAAGTCCCCCAAGGACTTGCTACTGTTAAAAACAGAAACAGTCTCTATACTGTTTAATCCGTCCAAAGGCCTAAAACGGACACTTTTATTTAAAGTATTTTTTTATTAGCCCAAAAATCAGTATAAAATAGGACAAAAGGATACTGGTATGGGGGATATACTTTGTACGGGAAAATCTTTATTGCTGATACATATACTACTTCTACTCTCCATTAATCACTCTGGGGTCAATACGACTCAGCCTACATCACATACAGGACCTAGTTGTCCTGATTAGAGAGACGCTGAGCGGATAGCAGTCTTCGGCGCAGGCCATTAGTAAATGGGCGCCTCAGTTAATAATAAATTTCGTGCTGACATGGCAGTAAAGCCCATGGAAAGACTGGGCTTGACAGCCATGTAATGTGGGACTTGTTGTTAGTAAATAACTAATGACCGCATGGGATTTTCCCCTGCGCTTAGTGCTAGGGGAAAAGTCCCCTAGTGTAAAGGAGATAATCATGAATAAGTTCTCATTTGAGAATGCCCGTGTTAACAAGGTCTGGGATAACAAGAATCGTTTCAATCTTGGTATCCTTGACAGCAGAGCAGTTGCTCAACCAGACGGTTCCTACCAATCCGTCTTCGTTGCTTCCCGCATCGTGACTACTGCTAACCCTGACCACCTTGAGTTCATCCGCAAAAATCTTGTGGATACCTCAGACGCAGTGGTCAACATCAGTGGTTACATGGAAACCAAGGCTGGCAAAAAGGCTGGCACTTGGTATGACAACCTCGTAATCACAGACATCGCACTGGCCTAATAAACCAGCCTGATGACATCATTTGCTTTGTCATCTTCTACGCAGTCCTTCTCATGCTCACACGAGAATCCAGCCACTTGGTTGGATACTCGTGATGAGTATTGCGTAGAATGTAATCTACTTCAAGAAGGTTCTAGTGCCGAATACGCACTAAACTTTCAGCAGATTAATAGGAGTGAGCAGGAGTCAGAACCTGCTCAATCCGTTAACACACCTGATGAGAGAGGGTATGGCCATCAATGGACTAACCGTGATGGCGAATACCTAGAAGGTGCTTACGATATAACTGACCGTGCACCAGGTTGGTTATTCCTTGGCAAACATGTCTTCCCTATGTTTGAACCAGATGAGATGACTGCTTATCTGGCTCTTCCATCATGGGCTACGATTTGTAGCACATGCCATTTTCAAATCAATAAATACATGGGTTGCTTAGAACATTGAGCAACAGGCAAGGTGGGGATTTTGCCTCACCTTGCCACCAAAAATTTTTTTATTTTGCGGGACCGCAAAGTAGGTTCATTGGATAACTACGAGTCGAACGGAGATAGCATGGCAAACAATGATAGAAAGAACGGTAAGGCTTACAAGAAAAAGCCTAAAGTTCAAAAGAAAACAGGCAAGACCATTGATGGATATAGCCCAAGCAAGTTGGCTATTCGTGCTAAGAAAAGAGGAATGTAATGTATCTAGATACAGGAACAATGATAGGTATTATGATAGCCCTTATTGCTAGCATCTTGACCATTGGATATAGCATCTATATAATCAAGACACAGAACGAAATCATTCAGCGCATGAGTGATGTATCTGCAACCAGACGCAAGATGGAAAGGTAGATAGCAATGAGAACAGAACAAGAACTACTTAAAATCAAGGAAGCATTTGCCCTATCAACAATGGACATGCTTGATGTATTTGACGAGTTGCTTGCAACAGGCAGGCTATATGTAAACGATGAGCCAACCGTTAATGACCTCGCCAAAAATCAGGATGAATCCAATGCTTGACGAGGATACTCCCCAATGGGAGCACACCGTGTGGATTCTAGCCAAAGTTAGGTGCCGAACCACACATATAAATATAGATACAGCAGGTGATGAAGCCCTTGATGACCCATCAGAGTGGCATGTGTTAGAGTTTGATAAGGGTGTTAAGCACAGCCAAGAGATTGTAAGGGTGAAATGATTGAACAAATCTTTGCAAGTTCATACCTCACAACAACACAATCCTGGACATTCTTATTACTCTTTGGATATATCACATGGAGGTTTATTAGATGAAGAGATTGTTAGCAGGGTATTTAAGTTGGCTACTAGCCTTCTTGTCAATACCATTCTTTCCCAGTCCAGCATACGCAGTAGCAGTGGCAACACAATTGCAGAACAACTGCATAGACACATCTACCTGGACACCACGAGTAGCCAAGGCATACGCCAAAGCCTTGATGAAATGGGAATACCCACATTGGAACAGGTCTGAATACACAGCACTAGCAAAACTTTGGGGCAAAGAATCAGCATGGAAACACACAGCAGATAACCCTGAGTCCACTGCTGGTGGAATCCCACAAATATTAGGGCTTGACCCTAAAACCCCAGCCCCGCTTCAGATTGAGCGTGGGCTGGAATATATCCAACACCGCTACAAGAAACCATCAGTTGCATGGGCACATTGGCGTGCAAATGGGTGGTACTAAACCAACAACAAACAAAGGAGATATATGGCACGAGGAAATGGCAGGACAATCAATGTAAAATTACCCACAGCAAAGGTAATTACTGCATTGCAACAAGCACTAGCCAAGTTAGAACTTGACTACACATCACAAGATGAAGCCGAAGCAGAGTATCAAAAGGCTGCAGATAAATGGAAAAAAGATATTCAGAAATGGGCGATTGATAACTTCTCTAAAGCAGAGAACATTAGAACTAACTATCGTTCATGGAGTAATACTCTTAATGTTGATTTCGATATCATGACGGAGGAAGGAAACTTTCCACAAGAACCATCTCGTGATTACGAAACAATGAACATTCATGGTTATCGTGATACGAAGGAAGAGATAAGTAATGCCATCCGTATCCTTCAACTCACTGATGAAGAAACGGTGTCAACATCTACTTACAATTCAATAGCCAGGTATTTGTAGCAAGTCGGGCGTCTGCCAATAGGGGCAGGACGCCCTCTAACAAAGGAGATACAGTGATAGATACAGACTATGACTTACTTCGCAATGAAGTAAAGCAACAGTTAGATATACAAGAAGGAACATACAATCCAGATGACCGTGATACTAATGTTCGTATTGTTGAGGACATTCGTAAAGCGATTGACGGCATAGCAGATGGTGTTATACCATCAGCCCAACATATAGCAGAGGTAGCAATTGCAACCAATGCTAACCTACAAATCCGTGACTTTATCATGGGTGTACAACAAGAAAAAGATATCAACTATGTAGGTGAATACATAACATTACTTGGTAATGTTATTGTCAAAGACAAAGTAGTTCCATTAGCCACAGTATTTTGTGGATACTTATATCAAGTTGAAGAAGTAGAACAAGCCAAGGCTATGTTGCTTGATGTATTAAATCTTAACCCAGACTATGCACTAGCAAAACTATTGAACCGAGTGTTCTTGGCTGAGTGGCCAGCAGGTGAGTTTGCTAAAATGTCAGAACAACTACACTCTCAAGTTGTTGATACTATTTACGCAATAGATACTGAGGAAGTAAAAAATGACAAGTGATACTCTCATACACGGAGCCGTACGCAAAAGCGCATGGCACAAAGCAGGCGTAGCAGTAGAGGCTACATCAGCCAGTGAGGTAGCCAGTCAAGCAGGATTAGATTGGTCAGTATCATTGCATGATATAACTGCAACTTATACAGTTCCAGGTGAGAACGGAACTAATATGGTTAAAGATTATATCCCAATAGAAAACAAGAAAGCGGTTATTAAAACAGACCCATATGGTCAGACATCAGCCATTGGTGTAGTAGGTAATCGCTATAAAGTATTTCAGAATGCAGAAATCTTTGGTGCACTAGATAACTTAATTGATTCTGGTGGACTTAGATACGCAGCCGCAGGTGAGTACGATGGTGGTGCAAAAGTCTGGATGCTAATGGAAACTCCAATGGAGATGACCATTGCAGATGACCCACACTCAGCCTTCTTACTAGCCAAAACTAGTCACGATGGCAGCAGTTCAGTCATAATTAAACCAGTGATTGAGCGTTTGTTTTGTATGAATCAAATCAATAAGATATACAAGAACAATAACAAGTATACTTACAGTTTAAATCATACAAGCAATGCAATGCTATCAGTGTCAGAGATTGCCAACATCATACGATTAACTTATGATATGGCTAATGATTACACCGCATTGGCAGATACATTACTTGATAGAAAAGCAAGTCATGAACATGCTAAGAATTATTTCAAGCGTGTGTTCCCACTACCTAGTAAGATAGAGGAAGCACCGTATCATTTGTTATCAACAGGTGAGAAGAAACAATTTACCAATGCAATCAATGCTAGAACTAAGTCATTTGATATCTATGCTACCTCTCCTACACAGGAAAACATACGGGACACAGAGTTTGGTATGTGGCATGCAGTTATAGAGTGGGCTGACTACAATGCTAAGGGTAAGAACCTAGCAGTTAGCACAATGGCTGGTCGTAATGATGGTGTTAAGACTAGAGCATTAGAATTGTTGGAAGTATAATGGATAGAAAAATAAGTCCAGGTGTAATGGCACAAAGTTATGCTCGCAAACAATTATTAAATAATCATAGAGAAGAATATGATAAACTTTATCGTTCAGAAATGATACGATTAGGTGGCACACCAAAACCAACAACAGAAGAAAAAATTCTTTTGTTGCAAGACCAAATAGAAAAACTAAAGAAGGAGATAGAATGACAATGTACTATACGGAAGTAGACGGTACTGAACCAACAGTATCTACTCAAATAGGGGGTGTTAAGTACACCTTTACTAATGATTCACTTACTAAATTAATAGAGGAAAAAGAACAACTTAAGATAGAACTAGCACAACTTGAACGCAAGTTTAGAAGTGCTCGCTTTGATGTAAGAGAATTCTTTCAATCTAGATATGAAACAGATAGTGATGAGATTGTATGTGAAGTAGACGATGTTAATAATCTACTTATAAACCTAGAAACTGAAGCGTTAACTAGGTCTTGGTCAGCAACAGTCACTATCACAGCCACAGTTACAGGTATAGAAGCACCTAATGCAGAAGCAGCCCAAGAAATTCTTGATGATGCTTTTGAGGTTAACCTAACGGTTGATGGTGATGTATGGGTAGATGATGTATCGGTTGAATCAGTACACGCTGAATCATAATGTGATACACTAATCTTGGGTGCCCTGGTTTCGGCTATCTCCTTTCTCAGGGCAACCCATAAAAGGAGAACATGACACAAGAAATAGATAGAGATAGGTACGGCAGACCATTAATAGTGCCACCCAAAGGTGGCAAAGCAGTGGCCTATACACGAGCAACTACAATAGCCAATTCATTAGATGATGCATCAGCATTAGTAGCATGGAAAATGCGGATGGCTGCGATAGGTTTAACAACCAGACCAGATATATTATTATCTATTACTGCAGCACAAGAAGATAAGATGGCAGTTAACTCTTTGATTGAAGATGCTATGCAAGTAGCAGGCGCAAACAAAGCAGCCAACATAGGTACAGCAATCCATTCATTTGCTGAACAGTTAGATTTAGGACACGACTTAGGCGTGGTACCACCAGAGTGGATGCCAGATGTAAAAGCCTACGAACATGCAACTAAAATTCTCAACAACAAGTTCATTGAACAGTTCAGTGTGTTAGACAAATACAAAATTGCTGGCACACCAGACAGAGTTGTTGAGTATAAAGGCGAGTTATTTATTGCAGATATTAAGACTGGTCGCATAGACCATCCAAGTAATATTGCAATACAGTTAGCAATCTATGCTAACGGCTTGCCGTATGATGGTGCTACGGCAACCCGTAGTACATGGGGCGAAGTAAACAAAGATAAGGCAATCATTATTCATCTACCCGCAGGAACAGGCACGTGCAAGTTAGTGTGGATAGATATTAAAGAAGGCTGGAAAGGTTTACAATTAGCCATGAAAGCAAGAAAGTGGAGAGACCAGAAAGGTTTAACCACTTCATTTGAATAGGAGAAAAATGAGTAGCACTGAAGCACCAATCAGTATCAATCTCAAAACAGCAGGAGGCACACAGATAACTCTGCGTGCAGAAACAGCAGACCAGTTTGCTGACATGATTGCACAAGGTATACATGTTATAACCGATGCAGTTACTGAAGTAGAACTAGCAGTCAAAGGGACATCAGCAAACAAGCCGATGTCAGTAGCAGACATTGCCTCTAGTTTCAATGCAAACATAGCATCCACAGAATCAGGTGGAGAAGAAACAGTAGAAGATAAATGGGGTAACACTTGGGTATACAACAAGCCAGGTGCACCATCATGTGAACGTGGTGTCATGGTTCTTAAGTATGGCAAAGCACAGGCAACTGGCAAACCATACAAAGCATTCTATGACCCAGCAGCAGGTCCTCGTTGGACTGGGCCAAAAGTTCCAACAGAACTACGTACTAAGCCAATCTTTGCTTAGTATTTTATAGTAAATGGGGGCTGAGTCGTGGTGCCAGCCCCCATCTACAGTAAAGGAGAACAATGAAAACATTAATTAGAAGTGTTAACAATACAAATGTAGGTGGCGAACCTTTACCTGCCGTCTTTAAAGTATTTGAAAATGCAGGAATGATATTACGCAGAGCAGAGGTAACAGTAATAGCAGGCACCCCAGGTGCAGGCAAGTCATCAATTGCATTAGCAATTGCAGCCAAAACTAAACTGCCAACTCTTTACTTTAGTGCGGATACCAACGCACATACAATGGCAATGAGATTGATTGCTATGACTGGTAACATCAGTCAACAACAGGCAGAACAACTAATCAAGCGTCAGCCAGAAAAAGCAAAAGAAGTATTAGCCAATGGTAATCATTTGTTTTGGTGCTTTGAATCCAGCCCAACACTAAAAGATTTAGATGAAGAAGTATCAGCATTTGAAACCATTTGGGGCAAGAGCCCAGCACTTATAGTTGTAGATAATCTTATGGACATAGCAATGGATGGACACGATGAGTTCGGTGGTATGCGTGCAGCCATGAAAGAACTTAAGTATCTAGCCAGAGATACAAACGCAGCATTACTTGTATTGCACCATACCAAAGAAGGATATGAAGGCAGTCCATGTCAGCCAAGGTCATCAATCCAAGGGTTAGTTAACCAGATACCAGCAATGGTATTAACTATTGGTCAGATGAAACAAGCAGATATGAATTACCTATGCGTTGCCGCAGTTAAGAATCGCTATGGCAAGGCTGACCAAACAGGTAACAACTATGTTACTCTTGCATTCAACCCAGAATCTATGTATCTAGATGATGTTATGATTCGTTATATGCCACAGCAACAGGAGTTTGAATGAGCAATCCACGCAAAGCAAAGGGTTCCAGCGCAGAAAGAGATGTAGTTAATTGGTTAAAGAAATGGTACCCATATGTAGAGCGTAGGATTGCAGGTGCACACTTAGATAAAGGAGACATAGCAGGAGTTAATGGTGTAGTTATAGAGGTAAAGAACCACAGAAAATTAGACCTATCCGCATGGGTAAAAGAACTAGAAGTAGAAATTCAAAATGATAAAGCATGGACAGGTGTAGTCATACACAAACGAACAGGTAAAGGAGATGTAGGAGAATGGTATGCAACGATGCCAGCAAAAATATGGATAGAATTAATTAGGAAAATTAATGGACAAACATGATGTATCTGCCTACTTAGCACACGTAGGCGCCACCCTGCCAACAGTGGGGCATGGTTGGCGCAAGATGAAGTGCCCATTCCACGGAGATAAACACGCATCATCAGCAGTTAACTATGAAGAAAATAGATTCAAATGTTTTGGTTGTGAAGCACAAGGTGATGTATATGATTTAATAATGTATAAAGAAGGAGGTAATTATATTGAGGCTATCAAATTCGCAGAGAGCATATCTCTTGCAGGCAACAGACCAGTACGCAAAGGACCTGCATCTGGCAACAGAGTATCTTTCAACTCGGCATCTATCGGTAGAAGAGGGCAGAAGTTTTAGCCTAGGTGTAGTAGCAAACCCATTGCCAGGACACGAAGTATATAAAAATAGGTTAGCAATCCCTTACATAACACCATCAGGTGTAGTTGATATCAGGTTTAGAAGCATGAACAATCACGAAGACCCTAAGTATATGGGTGTACCTGGGGCTAAGACTACAATGTTTAATGCACAGATAGTATTAACAGCAGGTAGTTATGTATGTGTAACTGAAGGTGAGTTAGATACAGTAGTGCTATCAGTTAAGACAGGTCATCCATCAGTTGGTATACCTGGAGTTAATAACTGGAGGCCATACTATGCAAAGATACTAGATGATTTTGAAACAGTAATTGTATTAGCAGATGGTGACAACGCTGGCTTAGAGTTTGGCAAAAGATTAAGTAGAGAACTACACAATGTTAATCTATTACAAATGCCAGAAGGACACGATGTTAATAGTATCATTGTGCAAGAAGGAAAGGAGTGGATAGA